CCAGAGGCAGCGCTCTTATAAGAGGCTCCTCAACCGATTCGGTATCCCCCTCAACCAGAGGGCGTTGGCACAGGTGGGCACTCTATCAAGAGCGCTTCCACCTGCGCTGCCCGCCCAGCGCCGAAAGGCCCTGGACGATCACCGCATCCGTTTAGAGTGCCCTCAGGGTGCCCCTGTGACCTATCCTGCGGTTATGTCGCAGATCCATGCGTTTGCACGGACCTACGCTCTCCGCTACCGACCTGCTCAGCCCCTCGCACGGCCCTGGCTCGCGCCAAGGTCCTGCTTTGAGGCTAAGAGGTCGGAGGGTGGTCAACTGGGGGCTCTTGCGAGGTGGGAGGCCGAATTCGACGCCCTCCAAGGGTTAGACCCCAATGTCACTCGGAAGAGTGATATGGTTCTCTCCCCTCTGGAGAAGGCGACCTTATTCGGCCCACCCCCCGCAGAGTATGCCCGGATCGTAGCCGATTCCCTCTACCGGGACGCGGAGAAGCTTGCTTCCCTCTCGTCCTGGCCAGTGGGCTCGACTATGAAGTGCCGTCGGGTGGTTATTGCCGAGGCGGGTTGTAAGGCCCGCATCGTCACCTCCCACCAAATATGCGAGACTGCCCTTGGGCAGTACCTTCGCATGATGGCGCAGGGCTCTCTCAAACGTTTTCCACCGGTCGCCTCTGTCCTAAGAGGCGACAAGGTGGCTGCTATCAAGGAGGCAATGGTGGGCCGCCGCGCCGGTCGCTTAGTCTGCTCCGCAGACTTAACGGCCGCCACGGACTTTCTCCACCAGGACGCAGCGATACTAATGGTCCAAACCGTCTTTAAGACGTGGGGACTCTCTGATGACCTGTTGAGTCGGATTCCGACCCTCCTAGGTCCTCACGAGGTCCATGACCCCGATGGGGTCTGGACCAATCGCCGCGGTATCCTGATGGGAGGCCCGCTATCTTGGTTCACTCTCTGTCTCATGAACACGTTCTGTGCCATGGTCCGACCGTTGTCGTTCCATCAGGCAGTCCGTGACGTGAGAGTGTGTGGAGATGATCTGATCGCCTACTTCAGTAAGGCCCAATTTGAGGAGTATGTTGCCCGTTGCAGTTCAGTGGGATTCCACGTGGACCGCAACAAGACATTCATATCTCCTCAGGCTGGTATCTTTACTGAGGTTAGGTTTCAGCTTCATTTCAACACCCACCAGGAGAGTGAGCCCTTTCCTCCTTTAGGGGGGACCCCTTCCTCTTTGAGCGTCCGAACGATCGGTGCAGCGAAGCCTATCGGGATTATACCCGCTAAGCTTTTCCGCTTATCCGACTCCGGACCTGTGTGCTG